TGTCATGGGCTACGTCTGCGGCAAAGCGAACTGCCCTACTGGCTTGGGCGGCGTCTACTGCACGACGACTAGCGGTCCAGTCTGAATTCTCCTCGCTCTGCTTCCCCTGGCAGATTCGAAGCCGCCTCGCGCGGCTCTTTTTTATTTTGGGATCTCCCTTTGGCACGACAATTTGACCCGCGATTGCGAGAGTTTGCCGATGCCAGGGAAGTTTCCTTTCTCGACGCAATCGAGAAGCACGGCAGCGCAGCGAAAGCCGCTCCGCACCTTGGCTTGCACAAGAGCAACATCAGTCGGGCTATTCAGTCGCTGGAAAAGCGTGCGGCAAAGATGGGGTATTCGCCCAAGCACGATATGACGCATACCGTGCCGGACGGGTTCCGTGTCAAGGGTGTGTCGACCGCCTACACTGAAGACGGCATTGCCATTCAGTGGGTAAAGACTGAGCGGGACGGAAACCGGGCTGAGGAAATCGCCCGCGAGACGATCGCCGTGCTGTCGGAATCAGTTCGCGGACTGGCTCCGCTGACGCCGGCGCCTGAGTTCTCGAATGACGACATCTTGGCGGTCTATCCTTTCGGTGATCCGCACGTCGGCCTGTACTGCTGGGCGAAAGAGACTGGCGCTGACTTCGATCTGGAGATCGGCCGCAGGTTGACGCTCGGCGCAGTAGACCGGCTCGTAGCATCCGCGCCAAAGGCATCGACGGCAATCCTGCTGCTTCTCGGCGATGTATATCATCAGAACGATCAGACCAACCAGACTCCAGCGCACAAACACCAGCTCGACGTCGATTCGAGATTCGTCAAGGTGCTGCAAGTTGGTATTGAGACATACCGGCACGCAATCATCAGGGCGTTGGAGAAGCATGCGAAGGTGATCGTCAAGGCTGTACCGGGCAATCACGATCCACAGGCGATCTGGGCGCTTATCTTCACGCTGGCGGCCTATTTCGCGAATGAGCCGCGCGTCGAAGTGGATATTGAGCCGTCCAAGTTTTGGTTCTACCGGTTCGGAAAGGTGCTGATCGGCTCGACGCATGGCGACACGGCCAAGCATGAACAACTCGGCCCGATCATGGCGTGCGATCGCCCCGAGGACTGGGGCGCAACCAAGTTCCGGGTCTGGTACACGGGCCACGTCCACCATTCCTCGGTGAAGGAATTCCCTGGCGTCATCTGCGAATCATTCCGCACACTCGCGGCGCAGGATGCCTATGCGGCTGGCCATGGCTACCGAGCTGGCCGGGATATGCGGTGCATCGTCCACCACAGAGAGCACGGCGAGATCGAGCGCCATCGCGTGGACGTAGGCATGCTCGAAGCCGCCTAACCTACCCCTCGCCGCTTGGCGCCAGGGTATAGCCGATAGATCGGCACTAATTCTGAGTGAAAAGTCTCGCTCGCTCGCAAGCGCGAAAGTGAATTCTTCTCAATTGATTGTTTGAACTTAATCAAAGGTAATCAAATGCCCCGAGGCGGTCCACGCACAGGCGCTGGACGCAAACCCGGTGCCGTTACCAAGAAGACTAGGGAGATCGCCGACAAGGCAGTCGAGCAAGGCATTACACCGCTAGAGGTGATGCTCGGAACAATGCGCGACCTCTGGAGCAAGGCGGAGTCGGGTGAGATGGGCATGAATGGCGAGAAGGTCATCACCCCTCTAGATTACCGCCTGCAGGCTGCAGAAGTGGCTCACAAGGCTGCCCCATTTGTGCACCCGAAGCTAGCCAACGTTGAGGCGCAGATAAGCGGACCCGATGGCGGTCCCATAGAGAGCAAGACGACGGTGGTTAATGCAAATGACGTCAAAGCCATCGTCGATAAGCTCGAAGGCGAGTACTAACCTTCCGCTGGAACTGGCGACGATCCGGGCAAAGTGCGAGAACGATCACCTCTTCTTCAGCCGGTACTTCTTCAAGCATCGGCAAGGCATCAAGTTTCGCGTCAACTGGCACCATGTGCTGATTGCTGACGTCGTTGAGCGTGTCATTGCGGGCGAGCTAAAGAACGTTGTTATCAACGTTCCACCGGGGTCGTCGAAGACCGAGCTCGTAGCGATCAATCTGATTGCCCGTGGGCTGGCAAAGAACCCGCGTGCGCGCTTCCTGCACATCTCGTATTCGGATGACCTCGCCCTTCTGAACTCCGAAACGGCGCGCGAGATTGTCCGGTCGGATGAATACCAGGCGCTCTGGCCGCTGAAGATCGCGGACGACGCAGATTCAAAGAAGCGCTGGAACGTCGTTGTCGACGGGAAGAAGGCTGGTGGGGTCTACGCGGTATCGCTTGGCGGTCAGATCACGGGCTTTCGTGCCGGCCACATGGCGGAAGGCTGGCAAGGCGCGATCATCATCGACGACCCTCTTAAGGTCGAAGATGCATACAGCAAGACCAATCGGGACAAGGCAAACCGCAAGATCATCTCGACGGTCAAGAGCCGCCGAGCGAATCCGGACACGCCGATTGTCCTGATCATGCAGCGCCTCGCTGAGGAAGACCCGACTGGTTTCATCAAGGCTGGCAAGGTTCCCGGCGATTGGACGTTCATCGAGATTCCGGCGCTCATCACGGATGAGTACGTTGCGAATCTGCCTGAACATATCCGCCCGATGGTGGATAGCTCGGAGCGTGATGGAGACGGCCGGTTCAGCTACTGGCCGTACAAGGAGCCGTTGCAGGATCTGCTGGCGTCTGAGAAGGCCGATCGCTACGTGTTCAGCGGTCAATACATGCAGCGCCCCTCCCCGCTCGGCGGCGGCATTATCCAGTCGGGCAAGTTTGTCCGCTATGGCGCATTGCCTCAACTGAAGTTCCGCAAGATCTACGCGGACACCGCGCAAAAGACTGCCGAGCGCAACGATTACAGCGTTTTCGAATGCTGGGGCTACGGCAAAGACAATCGCGTCTATCTGCTTGACCTGATCCGCGGCAAGTGGGAAGCGCCGGAGTTGAAGCGTCGCGCGATCGACTTCTGGAACAAACACAAAGGCATTGGCGCGGGTGATCCAGATGCGCCGGCACTTCGACAGATGCTGGTTGAAGACAAGGCCAGTGGGACGGGCCTGATTCAGGAAATCAAGTCAGATGGCGGCATACCCGTCCAAGGCATTGAGCGCACGAAAGACAAGCTCACCCGTGTGATGGACATCGTGAGCCAGATCGATGCTGGGAATGTGTGCGTTCCAGAAAACGCCGATTGGGTCAGCGACTTCGTCACCGAGTGCGAATCATTCACTGCCGACGACACTCACGCGCACGATGACCAGATCGACCCGATGGTGGATGCAATAACCGACATGCTGGGCGGCGTCAAACCGATGGTCGTCACTGAAGACGTTTTGAACCAATTCGCCCGCATGGGTGCCACACGATGACGCGCAGACAGACAAAGAAGGCACAGACGGCTGCGCACAAACACGTGCCGACACCCGCTGCCAAAGTAGCGTCCGATTCAAAGCCGGCCATGCTCATATCGCATGAGGCGGTCGCCATGATGAGTCTGCCGGCCGCCAAACCTGTCGAGACATACAAGCTGCCGGAGCCGGCGCCGGGCGTGATCCCGAAGAAGGAAAAGATGGCGCTGGACAGCCAGTTCCAGCCAGTCGGCGAGTATGCATCGGTCAATGCCATCTTCAACGAAGGCATTCAGTTCATGGGGTATCCGTACCTCGCTGAGCTGACGCAGCGCCCGGAGTATCGTCGCCCGTCTGAAATTTTTGCGAAGCAGATGACGCGGAAATGGATTGAATTGCAGGCTACGGGCGACGACGACAAGACTGACAAGATCAAGGCAATCGACGCCGAGATGAAGCGCCTGAACGTTCAGGCGAAGTTTCGTGAAGCCATCGAGCAGGACGGTCAGTTCGGCCGGTCCCACATCTATATTGATATGGGGGTCGATTTCGACGACGAGGCCGAACTCAAAACGGATCTCGCCGAGACTAAAGCCAAAGTCGGGCGTAACAGCATCAAGGCACTGAAGGTTATCGAGCCGATATGGGTGTATCCGTACATCTACAACTCGACCAACCCGCTAGACCAGTGGTTCTACAAGCCGCAAGCGTGGTTTGTGATGAGCCGCACGATTCATGCAAGCCGCCTGCTGACGTTTGTGAGTCGCGAAGTCCCGGACATTCTCAAGCCCGCTTATCAGTTTGGCGGTCTGAGCCTGTCGCAGATGATGAAGCCGTATGTCGATAACTGGCTTCGTACCCGCCAGAGCGTATCGGACATCATCCATGCGTTCACGACGTGGGTGCTCAAGACGAACATGAGCACGATCACGCAGCCTGGCGGCGCCGAGAACTTCTATCGCCGACTGCAGATCTTTAACCTCGGCCGTGACAATCACGGCGTGATGGGGATTGACAAGGAAACGGAGGATTTTCTTAACGTTTCTGCGCCAATCGCCGGCCTGGATAAGCTGCAAGCCCAAGCGCAAGAGCAGATGGCGTCAGTCACGGGGATTCCGCTGGTTTATCTGACTGGCATTACGCCTAGCGGGCTGAACGCCTCAAGTGATGGCGAGATCCGCGTATTTGAGGACTGGTGCGGCGCGCAGCAGGAGGGCTACACGCCCCATGTGTCGCGCGTCATCAACCTTATCCAGTTGTCGCTGTTCGGCGAGATTGATCCTGAGATCGGGTTCCGCTGGATTCCTCTGCACACCGAAAGCGAGCTTGACCTTGCCAATGTGCGCAAACTCAATGCTGACACGGACGCGGTTCTGATGGGCATCGGAGCTATCAGCCAGGACGATTCGCGTAATCGGGTTGCTTCGGAAGAGGATGGGCCTTATTCAGGTCTGGATACGAGTGATCCTCTGCCGGAAGTCCCTGAGCCCGAATCAGGGCCGGAGGCTACAGCCGAGAAGATCGGCGGCACTCAACAGCCAGAAGATGCGGCTGAAGCCTAGCCGTACCGGATGGCCCTGATC